TTTCATCATCTGTTTGATTGAGAATGTTCTTGCGAGCCCATTCAATCGAGAAGTATTTGCCAATGTATGGATCTGCCAATTGTAGAACCGTGATACGATTCTGGATAAGTTCTGCCTTCTTCAACTCATCGAAGTTGTTATCCGTAATGAAATCATAATAGATGTTTTCTTTAAAGTCTTCCCACTCCTCAACTGTGCAAATACCTTTTAGTGACAATTGAACACGGAGTGCTTCGTCAAATAGTGTGGAAAACTTGTTACGAAGCCTAAACACAAACTTTGAGAATTTCAATTCATCTCTAGTAATTTCCGATGTGCGGCCAATTGAGAAGCCCTGTTGCATCTCAAGACGAGAAATAGGAATGCTTAATGACTTGTATAGTTTGCGTTCAAAGTACTTGACATCTTCCATTTCACCAAGATTCTGTCCGCCTGGAAGAGTTTGGATCTCGGTACCTTTGCCACCCTCACGGCGGGGTAGCCAAAAGTCTTCAAGCATTGATAGATGCTTGCGATCATCTCTGATTTCACCTGTGCTTGAATCATACACAAGTTTGTTACGATACTTGACCATCAAGTCACGAAGATATTGCTCAGCCTTGACCTTTGGTAGATTACCAACGTCGATGTAGAATACACGACGTTCTGGTGCTCTTGATAGACGATAGATGACTGTAGCATCTTCAACCATACGAAGCTGATTCAATGGCTTGATTGCCTTGTGTAAGTATGATAGAACCATTGCACGACGAGAATCCATCAATCCAGAATTCACATTGATGACAGAGTCTGGAGCAATTCTCATGCCCAAGTTTGAGTGTGCGCCAATGATACCGCGTTCATTGTAGAGATAATACTCTCTTACTGTCTTGATAATATCTGCAGCAGTTGCTGCATCTTTTGTCTTTTGAATTTCACGCACTTTACGAATGCGTCTTGGATCAATATAACGGAGTTCCTTGATACCATCTCTTGGTCTAGATTCATCAATGATCACATGATAGAACATTCTTCCGTCAATGTACCAACGACGAAATAGTTCTGAACCCATGTTACCAAAGTTCAACATCTTGAGAACGTTTGAAAATTCTTCGCGAATCTTTTTCTTGATTGAATCTGGTTGCTTGAGATCATCAAGATTGATTGTTAGTGGTTGAGTGTGTCCTTGCATGACAATGGCTTCATTGACAATATCGTCAATTGCAGTCTCCAGTTCAGGCTGCATTGCCATTTCACGATAACGTGTAATGAGTTCTATTTCGTTACGAACAACACCTTCCAAATCAACGTAGGTGCCAAAATACGCTCCGGTCTGAAGCGTAACGGCACCATCGTCGTTTTGAGGAAGGGCAAAGGACTTTTCTGTTATATTCTTGGCGTCCTGTTGCCCTTCCTGCTTCTTGGTTTTTTCGTTCGTTATCTGGAATCCAAATAACTTCCAATTAGCCATTTACTTTTCCCTTCAAAAATATCATGATATAAAACTTTTTATTATATCTTAGCCAAAAACCGAAGATCTTCTATCTGTAGTATTTGACAACCAATACTGATATTGGAATGTTACTGCGTATTCTTCAATCGCATCATTTGCACCCCAATCAAGATCAATTGGAGCAAGATCAATCGGAAACATACCAACAAACTGATAATCTTTTATTCTACTTCCAGTTTTTCCATACTGTTTGACAGTAGCATCACTGGTGTAAGAAGTTGCCGATGCAAAAGAACCATTTCTTCTATTTCCAAAATGACTATTGATTCCATTCATCCACAATTCAAATGCATTTTTGATAGCAAAATCTTCATCATTTATGATTGTTACGGTCCAGTCAGCAAATACGCGATTACCTGCAAGTTTTACTTCTCTTCCGAAGTATGGAACTACTACAGATCCAATACTTGATCCTGGTAGTTGTGCAGATCTACACATGAAAGTAAATTTTCTTGATGCAATCGCGCCATTTGTAACGACATTAGTAGGAAAATTCATCGTAACTTCAAATAGATTTGGTCTAGCACCATCTCTAGTTAGCGTTGAACGAAAATCCGTGATATTAAAAGCCATCTAAGATACTCCTATCTTTTATCTATTTAGATTAGAATCTTCCAACAATTTCGTCAAATGAAACACCAGTTCTTACAGCAACAAAGTTCAACTGAATAAAGTTGATTGAACGTGCTGGTTTAATATAGATGTCACCTACAAACTCGTTGCGATCAATTATTTCTGGAGTATTGTTTGTTTCGTCACAGACAACTCTATAGTCAAAGATTCCGCGACGACCTTGAACGTCACGAAGATATGGATCTACTAGAGATACAAACTGTGAACGTGTAAATTCGTCATTGAACTCAAACAGTGAATACTTTGCTGCAGTTGCAATTGCCTTTTCAAGTACAATGAATAGACGACGAACATTGATGCGGTCAAACGCGCTAGGTTTTGTCAACATTGTTTTATCGCCAAACAATACAGTACCTTCACCAGGGAAGGACACAACAGGATTTACTCCAACCTTGTAGAGATCATCTCTATTTGTCTTATTTGGATTCCAAGACAACTTGACAACATTTTTAATTTGTCCTCTATTCAATCCTGCAGGAGAGAACCATGGATCATTTGTATTGTCTGTGCGAACACATAGACCTGCAATATCTCCATTTAGAGGAACATAACGATACGTGTTATTATACTTGTCAAACATATATTTCCATGCAGAATCAAATACTGCATAAGAACTTGAGCGATTAATGTTTGTATTCTTTTGCGTTGTTATCGCTGTTACTTCGTTACCTGGATTATTAACAACGTTTGCTGAGGCTGGAGAAATGAAAGCAACGCAATCTTTTCTATATTCAGCAACATTATCGATAATGTATTGTGCTAGAGTTCCGCTTGCATCTCCGGTAACAAGTAAGGAAACATCAACTTCATCAGCATTTCTTAGTTTACCCCAAGCAGTTTGCTTGTCTGCATCAGTCGCTGCTGTATATGCACCGCCAGAAAGCGTTGTTCCGTTTGCAACAGCTGGACTCATTCCACCAACACCAACATACGTTACACCGTTCGCTGTAGCAACACCCCAGTTTGATGTGTTAGCTGGATGTGCAAGCCAACGAATCCAATTTGAACGTGTGGCAAGAACATCAACGTAGAAGTTTGGTGAACCATCAGAATTCTTTGCATCAGATGCTACTGATAGATTTGGAAATGTTTCTAGAACTGCTCCGGCAGCATTTGTTCCCGCTGGTGTACCACCTTGGGCAATCGTTCCTGTAGCATCAATCACCGCAATATGAATTTCGTCATTTGATGCACCACGAGAACTTGCATATAGAGATGTTCCTGGAGCATCATCAAAGAATGATGCGTAAGCCCATGAGGAGAACACAGCAGCGTTTCCTGCTGAAACATATGCAACTTTAATTGAGTTTCCTAGCGTACCAGGATGTTTAGCTGCAACACCCAAGAAATTAGTGCTTGCCCAACCACTATTTGCAGTTACGGAAGTTCTATAATTGTTGAACCAAGAATCGTTATTTTCGATCAATAGTCCAGTTCCATTTGCAGTTGCATTCTTAGAACTTGTATTGATTGCACGAACAAGTTTCAAATTGTTTCCGTAAGCCAAGAAACTTGCTGCAGTCATGAATGGAATAAATGTCGTATTGTCTGGCTTGCCAAAAATAGCAGCAAGAGTGTTTTCGCTATCTACAGTAACTACCGTATTTGCTGGACCCCAAGGAAAATCGCCTACGAAGCCACCGTTTGTAGTAGAAACGGCAGGAATGACGGTTGTTAGATCAATTTCAGTAGTAACTACGCCCGGACTCAATTGAAATGGCATTGTTTACTCCTTTCAGAAGTAGAGAATTTTGATACTTATATGATAATATTTATAGAAAAGCAGTTTTTCAAAAACGACTTCTCCAGTCATAATCATAACTATCCAATGGTGCTTTCAATTTTCTTTCCTCAAGCCACTGTCTTTCTATGTCTACCATTTCCATATCTCTATCATTTATGCCATCATCAATAACCCCAAACGGCACCAAATCTTCTTGAGCAATGTTCAATTGCTCTCTTTGCAGCACAGATCGTATATCCCCATTCAATGATTCCCTAAAGTTTCTCTGTGCAATAAACCATGCAAATAAAACAAGTGTCATGGCTAGATCATCATGACTACCCTCTTCGGCAGCAAACGATTCACGGGAAGCAACAAAGGTCATCAATTCCATGATCGTATCAGCGTCATTTATTAATAACTTATCGCTCTCGACAAGAGTTTTCAAGTTTGAACACCCAATTCGTTTTGTAGCCACAGATGTCTTGACACCAAATTGGATCTTTTTTGTGTGTCCGTAAGACATCTGCTGACCCTGACGTGGTTTTATCTGTATCTTGACTAGATTTTCATACTCAAGTTCATGATGTAGAATGTCAGCTATCTGTTGACCAATATCATTTATTTCAACCAAAATGTAAGCATTATTATAAGCCGTAGCTGCATTGAATATTAGTGTGGGATAAAGAAGAGGTGATATATCTTTATCGCGATACTTTGCAACTTGTTTGTATGGTATGCTTGTCACATCCATGATTGAAAATGCCGAGTAATCAAGACCCTGTCCACGAGAAACGTCAACAGTCACGACATATGTGTGATCTTTTTGTGGCTCTTCAAGAATGTCAAGTTTATTGTCTTGACGAATTGGGTTATTGAATACAAGTGTTTTGAGTTTAGCACCAGAGATCAATGTGTGAGACGAACCAACAAATTCGGTTTCAAACTCAACTCGGAATTGATCAAGCGATGTATTGCGTATAGTTTCTTCTTTCCATCTCTCGTCACGACCAGGAACTTGTGACCAATGAACTTCAATAGGTACATAATTACTTCTCTTGTTTGTTGCATCAGACCACATGCGATAAAAATGATTCAAACCGTTTGGTGTAGAAACGACAAGAACCTGTGATGTCTTACCAGAAGAAATTGTAGGATAAACCGAATTGAAGAACTGGTCTGCCTGATTGTTTGGCACGAATGCATATTCGTCAAGGAACAGGATATTATATGAACCACCACGAACTGCACTTGATGATGTTGCAGCTGCAAGAACCTTGGATCCATTCTCCAGTTCAATGTTACCCTTGTTCCAAGTCACGATACCTTGTTGCAGCCAAATGGGTAGATTTTCATATGCAAGCTGTAGACGACTCAATAGTTCTCTTGCAGTTGATCCTTTGTTTGCAAGCATCGCGACGCTTGTATTATCACGAAATAGAATTTGATGTAGAAGATATGCAATGATCGTCGTTGACTTGCCAACCTGACGAGGCATCTTGCACACGACGAAACGATTCTTGTGAAATGTTTCCAACATGTGTTTCTGAAAGTCCCACATTCTAAATGGAACAAGACCAGTATCTACGTTGACGATACGCATGTAGTTCAATGCAAAGTATACGGGATCTTCCGAACACTTTACATATTCCTTGATTTGATCTTGTGTCCACTCAATCTTTACGCCTGCGCGTTTTAGATTAGGATTAGACATGTATGAGGTAATTTCAGCCATCTTGTTCTTTGCTTTGTCTTAGCAGCTTTTGCAATTCTGCAGTTGATCCAACAAATACTGCATTCTGTACATTTACACCAGAAGAAGACTTTGAAGTTTCTTCGTTTAGATCTTTCATTTTCTTTTGTAGATCTATAAGTTCTTTTGTCACTTCTGAAATGTTCTTGATCATACCAGCAACGACTTCGTATGCTCTAGGTGATTCGCTTTGTTTTGCTACAAAGAGTAATTCATCAAGTGCTTCTTCACCTTTACGCATAAGACTACGAATGGTTTGTCGTGTCAAATCATAATCGGTTTGTGCGTCGTTAGTTGGCTCAATAACTGGAACAACTTCTTGACTTGTTTTTGTTATTGGTTCTATGTTCAATATTTCACTTAGATTATCATCAATTTTGCTCATTACTGACCTAACGTATTTGGAAATTCTATAATTGTTTCGGTAAATCCGAAATCACTATTTACGTTTGCTGTCAATGGATCTGGTGTAACGGTTCCAATTACAAGTTTTATATTTGAAACGTATGAACTTGATACATTCCACGACGCACCTGATGATGCTCCTGTTATCTCAACATTTGCAGTAAATGCACCAAGACCATTTTTTGAACCATACACATTCTTTATGTATAACTTTCTATTGCCTATGTCGTGTTCAATGACCTCAGCTTTTGCATCAGGAAACTGATATGTGCCACCTTGCCATATCAACTCTCCTTCCTTAAACACACTAAATCCACCAGATTGAAGATCAAGAACGTATATTGGTAGTCCACCAGAAGTACCTGAATTGAATGATCCATAGATATTTGTATTTGCTTTTGTGATGATCTTTGAATCTGAAATTGGTCCAAATAGCATTGCTCTTACAGTAAACGTAAGATCAAATATTACCATTCTTGTAGTATCTTCGTCGTGTGAACTTTCATAATCAACAGTATATGCGACCGAATTCAACATGATTGGGACATCTTTTTTGATTCCCATTGTGCTCACAAGATCCAAAGTCAATGTATAATCAGGATTGAAAATAGGAAGTATTTGTTCAACTATTTGCCATCCGTCTTCAATGTTTCTAACATAAATTGACAAACTAAACTCATAGTTGTATGGAACACCCATATATTGAGTTTTTTGCGTTGTACTTGTAGCAGTGGCTATGTTTGTATTGCGTATCAAACTATTTTGTTTTCTTGTCGGATCATATTCAACGCCAATGATTTCAAAAGAAATTCTAGGTAAAGTAACCTGAATATCCTTAGTCAAATTTGGATCACCTTTGATACGATTATAAAATTTTTCCTTTTGTGCATAAACGATTGGAACAAGCATACGTTCAAGTTCAGTTGTTCCTGCTTTGTTATATCTTATCAACTGAATGTCATTGAATAGTGAACCAAATGCAACAACAATCTTGCGTGTTATGCGATGATAGAAATGATTACCGAATACACCTGACATCAAGGTTCTCCGAACGGATTGGTTTCCGTAAAGTCAATGATGCCATTTGCATCTGTTTGTATTTCAAGATTGTTTGTCAATTCATCAGATATGCCATCAAAGTTCTGTCTATCAAACGATGACAATGTAAAGTTTGCATTTGATGTTGCGCCACGAATAGCTGTTGCTGTAGAAAAGATACCTTTCATGTTTATTAGCTGTAGTGTATTATTGGCAGGAAACCAATTTTTGACAATTGCAGTAACAGAAGATGACGAAAGATTTGCTCCTTGATATACTATTTCACCTTGTGTAAATGCACCTATTCCACCAGCAGTCATTGTCATATTTTGTGTATAAGAATATTTACGAGCAATTTCGTCAATCTCATTCACACCAGTATTAAATCTTTCATTAGAAAATTTATATAGTTCAAGAGATAGTTCATAATAATAGAATAAAGGTGGACGACGACCCAATGTATAGAAATTTCTTTCTTCTTCCACATATTTTATTTCAAACATGTTTGAAAGAGCCGGAATATAAACAAGATCTCCTTCACGCGGTCTTGGATAAACAGAAGTTGGTGCGTACTTTTCATATACTCGTCTTGCAACAACGACACGCATAGAGTCGCGAATTTCAAGACCAAACTTGCTAAAGAATTCACCAGGTCCTTCAAATCCAGCAACTGACTGCAAATACATTTCCATAGGATATGCAGCATCATATAATTTTACAGGATCTTCACCGTATATTCCATCTTCATCACTTAAAGATTTTCTTGGAATGTAATAAACGTCCGAACCATACTGCTTGATTGATTCTATTATCAAATCTTCTACAAGAAGCTGTTCGGGTGTAACAACACCAGGATAGTTATGAAAATAATGATTGGTTGCCATCGAGTGCCTTAGCCCAGTATAAACTCTGGTGGAACTTCGTACTTGTCTTGCATCTCTTGTTCTAGTGTAGCAATTTCAGATTCAGCTTCGTCATATATTTGCTGACCATTCAACTGAACACCACCGGGTAATTGAATACCACCAAACTTCTTCAAGTTCAATCCCCATTGACGCTTGATCAATGCGGTTGAGTATCTCTTCAACCAACGATCATTATATACATCATTATATGAATCCGGATCAACAATTCTATATGCTTCTATGATCAAGTATTCATTTGTCTGTATATCCGTTCCCCATTGAAGATCGATATACAATCTATTCTGATGACGATTGAAGCGAATTGGTTGCTCGCCAGAAAATAGCATATCCAACGTGCGAAGATGTTGCTGCGTCAATACATAATTGACATATGATGTTGATGTGAAGTCATATAGTTCGTGTAGGCGAAGCTGATAACGAAGATCAAACATATTGACAGTTGCATTTGTTGATGACAACGGAAATATTCTTGTTACACCTGTAATTAGATCAGACGCGCCATAAATTGTAATAGGAACTGAATTTGCACTTGATGAGAACACGGAGTTCATCACCATTGAACCCTTGTCATTTATTGTAGACACGGTTTTTGTTTCACCGTTGATCGTAAGCTGTGTTACACCTGCGGTAAATTCTGCGGCAAAATTTGTACCCGAACCAGTAACTGTTGCATTTCCAGAAACAACTGTAGCAGCACCAGATGCTTGAGTCATGTCAATATATTGACGATCAACATCCGTTTGAGTTACAAGATGCTTTAGATAGACTTTTTGAATTGCATCGTAGTGATAATCTTGAAAGTATTGTAGTGCATCATCAATACGATCTTCAACTTGATCGTCATCAACATTGATTTCAATGACGGGAAATCCAAGACGACGCTTGCAATAATCTATGAGTGCGGTACGAGAACTTGGTGTTGCCATTTTATTACCTATTCATTGTTTTTTAGTTGCTCTTGTGCTATTTTTACTAATTTGTTTATAATACCTACGGATACTTCATATGGTAATTTAGCCAAAGCACCCAATATCTGGTTTAGTTCTTCTATCGAAAGTTCAATTACAATTTTATTTTTCATTATATTTATTTTAAGAAACTGGTCCGTTTCTTGTTCCTAAAGTAATGTAAATGATATTTGTATTACCTGTAACAGCAAATCCTGTATTGCCTATGTTACCAGTTGCTCCTGCGGCACCTCCAGGTCTTGCACCGTATGTTGTATTGAATGCGTAACCGCCACCGCCATTTGCACCACCAAATCCTGCTTGTGCTGTATTACCACCAGGGCCGCCAGCACCAGCAGCAGGACTTCCGCCCGGAGACGCTGCACCACCTGCACCACCTAGTGATGCCGTTCCGTTTGATCCTGTCGATCCATTTGGTACATATAAAGAACCTCCGCCAACGCCACCAGTTCCACCAGGAATACCAGCACCGCCACCGCCACCGCCACCACCATAATAGTTATAATATGGCACGCCTTTACTAGGAACAAGAAGATATCCCAAAACACCTCCGCCACCGCCACCACCACCACCAGGACCGCCTGGACCGCCAGCACCTCCTGTAATTGTTCCTAAATTATCAACTATAATTTTAACATTATTTGCAGCATCAGCAGTAAAAGCAGATCCGCCTAAATTACCAATTCCACCAGTACCACCAGATGAACCTGCTGAACCTGGATTAGTAGGATAACCAGATCCACCGCCGCCTGCACCGCCTGTGCCAGCAACTCCAGTTGGTCCTGTTGCTCCAGTTATTGTTGCTCTATTTCTAACAAATATTGAAGTTCCGCCATGCCAACCATTTGCCGTTCTATATGCGGGAACTGTATTTGAATTTCCCGAAACATTTGCAGTAATAAATGAAATTACATTTATTGGAAAATTAGGATGAGGTACTCCTATCGCAGTTCCTGTTGCCGATCTAAGATTATAATTATTTGAAGTTGATGTTATATTCAGTAGTGCATAAGGTCTTGATATTATCGTTACAAACATTGTGGGTTTAACCTCAAGATCTAACGTCTGGTATCATTGCGCCATACATGTTTGTTCCGTCTGAAACAAACGAAAAAAGATCTCTACTATTTGCTGCAGTTGTCAAAGTTGGTTGAACATTTGCAGTAAACTTGTATTGATTTGAAAATGTTAATGTTCGACTACCAACTGTATCTTGTATAACATGAAGAATGTATGTACCAACTCTCAGGTTTGTTGCATTTGCAAGTGTTCTATTTCCGCCTAATGTTACAGTCGCTATTCTGCCTAGGGAACCATCCCATGTTATTGACACACCATCCGTCAAGGTTTGAGATATGTTATTGGCTTTCGCATCAGATATTGATCCAACTACATCAAGACTTGCGGCAGGTGATGATGTTTTTATGCCAACATTACCTGTTGAATCTATTCTAATGTCTTCGGTAGAAGATGTTCCTAAAACTACTACATTTGCCGAAGGTGAATGAATAAATGAAGTATTATTCCAGTATACACCGCTATTTGATGTTGTTAAAAATGTGATGTTTGCAGAAGACATGACAAGATCACCTGTCATGGTGTTGCCTGTCTTTAATACCGCACTAGAAACAGTCAAATAGACTCCATTTGAATTAGGACTATTTGATGTTGATCCGCTACCTCGCGGAAATGTCACAACCCATTGTGAACTATTGCTATCGTTATAATTAATATATAATGCACCATCATTTGAATTCCACCATAATGTGCCGTTTGATGTATTGGCAGGTGCTTCGTCGGATATCAAAATCTTAGGGGTTTTTTCCCATGCTCCGATTGTAGCACTATATGTGAAAGATAAACCGCTCTGAGTAAATCTATCACCGTCTACAGGATTAATAGGGAAATTAATTGCCATGTGTCATTTTTCTTTTTTACTTTGGTTCTAAAACAGGCCAAGATGAATATATCTGTTCAACGGCAGCAATAAACTCTTCTAGATTCGTTGCTGCGTTTAGCGCAGTTTTGTTTGCTTCTGAAGCAGCTCTAACAGCACTTCTATGAGTTGCAATCTTTTCTGGTATTTCAACTCCTGTTTCTTGCTTTCTAATTACATACCAATCAGTTGTTTGTAATATTGCGTATGTAGTAGTATTTACTTGGTTTTTAAAAGTTTCTTTCAATGAATCTAGGTCTTTTGGTACAGGATCACCTTGCATACTAACATAATAAAAGCGATCATCGGGTCTTACAGGATCTGAAACTTCAGTAATACCAATTGCTGATTTTTCTTCCCATGTGGTAAGTCTTAGCCAATTTGCTGGATATTGAATACCATTGTGTATGAAAGGAACATCAACTTGTAGCGGTTTTCCATCTAATACAAACATATTTTACCTTTTTATTTCTTTTTATATTTATAATGAATTGTTTTTATCTTGCTCTTGCATATTTGAATGGTGTCTCAGCAAATGCTGCAAAAAATGTTGTTGTTGATGCTGAATTTATTCCGCCACCAGATGTACTTTTAATTTTAAATCCATTAGATAAAATATCTAAATATGCGAAACTTGTCTCTACAGTAGTGTTATCGGCTTGTAGAGACAATGATATAGGATTTGTTGTACTTCTTACAGCATCAACTAAAACCCAATTTGCCAATGCGTTTGTGCGAAGAAGTAAAAATCTTGGTCTAAATCCACACCAAACAAACGGACCATCTGTACTATTATTTCCAACATATGATCCAAATCTACTAAATCCTGCAACCTCAGACCAAAGATAAGCAACATATCTGGCATTATTGAAATTTACATCAAGATGAGTACCTAGACTAAACGTTGTAGAATTTGCAGTTATATTATTCCAATATGTCGCTCCCGCGGCTGCTGCAGCAGTGCCATTCAACAAAAGATAATTTGTGTTTGCAATGCTGGTGTGCCAAACAGCCCAATTAGTTGTTGTATTTGATGCGCGTTGTTTGACAATTATCATTGATGGTGCAACACCAAGAGAATGACTTACATTTGTGTTTGCCCCAGTTCCCGTATATGTGACAATGTCAAATCCTGATGTAGGACTTTTTTTCCATGCCCACGACACCATAGTTGCTGTGTTTATATTTAATCGTGAAGTTATTCTAGCACCATCAGCTGCAGCATTAATTCCATTATTTTTAATTGTAAATCCATTTGAGTTAAATGAAACAAACTCTTCTTCAATCTTGTCAAATGTAGTAAGATTTGTGTATTGAGAAGAATATCTTGTGGCCGTAGAACTTGCACCAACTAGATTTATTTTTAGATATTGAAGACCTAAGAAATTACCTTCTGAACCAGATCCTATGGCAACCCTCATTGCTGAATTTGTTTTTTCATAATGTGTCTTGACCAAAATACGATTTCCGGATGAGTTTGTTCTATACGCTCTCAAGTTACCATCGGCTTCGCGAGTAAGTACAAACACGTTAGTCGTTGCGACATTTGATGTCAACGAGACAACATTTGCGTACTTTTCTTCAGCTGCTTCAGCCGCTGGTGTACTTGAATGCTGAAATGAAAGTCCAATAGTTGGCGCAGGATCTACACCACCGACCCAATGAGTAGATGTTTGAGAAAACATGCCTAATGCAAAGCGATTACCGGTAGTTCCTATATTTCCCTGATCTTCTTTTCTATAAATTGCAACTATACCCGCAGAATTTGCTGCGTCAATACCTCTTAATTGATATTCAACTTCAAATGGAGTATTTGCATCAATATCAACATCATAATATATGCCAGTTCTTACATTTGTTCCAAGAGATCCGCCACCTCTCACACCAGAATTTGCTGTGTCAATACCCCATTGCCAATTTGCAGTATCACCAGCCCAATTCAATCCTGTATTAGAAATAAATGTATTTGCTGCAGTCAATCCACTAAAACGTGAACTGTCTATTATTACATGATCACCATTCGTTGTTGAATTTCTTCTCTTGAACCAAATAAAATCTGGTGTAAAAGCTGTACCTGTAATACTAACATTTGATGTTGATCCATTACCTGTATATGTGATTACATCAAAATATGTATTGCCTTTTTTGATTGTTGGTGCTAAAAGATTATTTGAATTTAGTGCCACAAATCCTGTTGGTGGGGTATAAACGAAGGGTCTTTGACCAAAATTCCAAGTACCAGAGTCCGATGTATTATAAGCACTTGATGCAAAAAATATGGCTTGACCTGAAACAGAAACACCAGAAAACATTTCATTAGTTCCTGCGGCGGGATTTCCACTAGCAAACCAAGAGCCATTTTTTCCGTACCAAAATTTTCCAGCATCCGCGTCATAGGCTAACATGTGTATATCTCCAGGATCTAAAGTTCCTCCAGAAACATACAATGTTGTAGTACTATTAGTTATTTTATAAAGACTTCCGACGCTTTCCAATATTGACCAGGATAGAGCATCGCCGTTGCCAAGATAACTTATAGTAATACTGGCCGAACCCGACATTAAACCTGACTGAATTCTACTCGGATTACCTTCTGAATTAATTACAAACTCAGCATACCATTTTCCTGTGGTCATACCAATAGACGATCTTATTCTTTCAAAGGAACCACCACTAGAATTTTTTACTTGTAAATTACCATTCGCTGTTGTTATGCTAGTACCTTTATCTACAACGTTTAAAATAGCATAATTCAATGTGGGTGTATCAGTCATTTGATCAGTTGATGCAACACCAGCACTTTGAGTCCAATTGTTTGCATTTCCGCTGGTGTCTACGCCAAAGTTTGAACTATTTGCAAACTCTAGTCTATGACTTGTTCCTGTATAAGTTCCAAGATATTTTTTTGGTCTCCAAACACCAGTTACGGGATCTGTTTCAGCAAAAGAAGACGGCGTCAATGCTTGATTATCAATGAAATGTAAATCAGACATATAGCCATCATAAACACCGCCAGGATTACTCTGATATGTGTAGTTACCATAATATTGAGTGGCTGAAGAAGAATTTATATACTGAACTGTTGTGGTATATGAAGATGTGTTTATATATTCTTGATTGTTTACCCAAGCCACCATATTTGATCCAAGACGATCATACTTCAAAACGATATGATACCAAGCTGATGGATCCCGTAAAACTCCAGTGCTTGTTACGTTTACATAGTAACCAACAGCATTTGTAAATTGATAATACCAAAGTTGATCTGATGAATTTATACCAAAAACAGATTGATAATATGTGCTTCCACCTATTGTTCCAGCTAATAAAGGATAAAAAGTTGCAAAAGGACCACCTCGCTTGATCCAACAACTCCATGTCCATTTATCAAGATTTCCACTTGCAGCCAAACTTCTAGACAAAACACTACTGCCTGGTCTAAAACGCATTGAATATGCTATAGAATAACTCGTTCCACCTGCAAGAAGAGGATGAACACTGCCCGGAATCATTTCATAACCTCAAGTATCATTTATATTACCAACATTCAATAGAACTTGACATACATATGAATTCGTTGTACGCACAGAATATATGATCGCATCAACAGCATTTGCAGTCGTTGTCAATGTTGGTGCTGAATTATCCACAAACTTGTATGCTAGCCCAAACGATAATGTTCTACTACCAGTGCCATCTTGTGCAACATATATCACACCAGATTGACCTATAGTCGTATTTGTTGCATTTGCCAATGTTCTATTACCGCCCAATGTTACTGTAAAGCTGTTATTTGATGCAAAGTCTGGTGTAATCGTTGCGCCATCAGTCAATGTAGTTACGCCGCCAGCAGCAGCGCCTATGATGTCAAATTTTGAGCGAGGAGAAGATACTCCAATACCAAGTCTACCGCTAGAATCTAATCTCATATCTTCAGCAAATGCTGTACCAAATACTAACGTATTTGCTAATGGTGAATGTATAAAAGAAGAACCAGTTCCACTCCAATATATTCCAGAATTAGTTGCATCAACAAATGCAATATTGGCACCTGACATGACAAGATTTCCTGTCATGGTATTGCCAACTTTTTTTACAGCAGCATCAGCAGAAATATTAGCTGAGTTTGCTTTATCAAATGAGGATTGTAGAACTAAATTGATTGAAATCCATGCGGATCCATTCCACTCATATTGCAAATCATTGACTGTAAAAACATCTCCGACGTTTGGTGAATTGGGAAAATTGATTGCCATTTTTTTACCTATTATGATCTAACATCTGGTATCATTGCGCCATACATATTTGTTCCATCACAAACAAACGAAAATATATCTACACTATTTGCAGCCGATGTCAAAGTTGGTGTTACGTTTGCAGTAAACTTATATTGTGTTCCAAAAGTCAAAGTGCTATTACCAGTAGTATTTTGTTGTACTTTAAGAACGTATGTGCCCACACGAATATTGGTTGCGTTTGCAAGCGTTCTTGCGCCACCCAATGTTACTGTTGCTATTCTACCTAAAGATGCATCCCATGAAATTGATGCGCTATCAGACAATGTTTGTGATAAAACATTTGCTTTTGAATCACTAACTGTACCTGTAACATACAAACCAACTGCAACATTTAAATTTCCGTTAGAATCAATACGAAAATCTTCAACTGCAGAAGTTCCAAATATTAATACATTTGCCTCTGGTGAATGAATAAACGAAGTGCCATTCCAGTATATACCATTATTGACTGACGTAGCAAAAGCAATGTTTGCACTCGACATGACAAGATTTCCTGTCATGGTATTTCCTGTTTTCAATACCGCGGCATTTGCTTTATCAAATGCGGCAACAGCAATTGCATTTGAACTAATTGTTATAGTACCAAAAGCACCTTCAGATGTTGAGATCCATTGCGTTGTATCTCCATCTCCATAGTTTATGTATAGGGTAGCACTATTTGAATTCCACCACAGAGTACCATTTGAAACACCACTTGGTGCTGTATCAGAAACGTATACTATTGAATTTGTTGGTGTAGAACTAACAACTGTAACATTGCTTACAGAAGTTAAACGACCGCGTGAATCAACTGTAATAACAGGTATTATTGTTGCATTACCATATGTGGTAGCAGTAACACCAGTAGTTGTCAAATCAAATGTTAGATTGTCACCAGATGCGTCGGCAGTTATGGCAACGTTTCCTGTCGTTCTAATTGTCAATGTGTCTGCGTTAGAATCAGCTACAAGTGATGTGCCATTTGCAACTATAGTAGTAAATGATAGTTGAGCAGCACCATTCGCTTTATTAAAAGCAGCCGACGCAATTACATTTGCAGTATTTGCTTTATCAAATGCAGTATTTGCTTGATTGAAAGCATTGTTTGTCTTTGTATTTACTGATACCCAAACTGTTCCTGTATACTGGTATGTCAAATTACCAGTTACAAAATACTCTCCTGCTATTGGTGAATTAGGAAAATTAATTGCCATCTATGTCAATCCTGTAAACTCGGCCAAACTATGCTAAAAGGATTTTCTTGTTTCGTAATATCTGCCAAAGCCTGTACATATGCATCTAGATTTTGTATAGAATCAACTTGAGCAAGACCTAATCTTTCATGTCTATAAAATCTATTGTAACGCCATTCAACTTCTTTGATTTTTTCATCACGTTGTCTTCTTACTTCATTCCAATGAGAGTCAATTTCTTGCTGTGACTTGTTTGATACTAACCAATTGACACCTGTCCATTCTAGTTTTTGTGAAATATCTACGTTTGGCGGTGGATCTACTAATCTATAACCAGCAAAACTAATGTCTTCTTCGGTAAAAGGCAAAGTTCTAGTTTGACCGTTTAACAATCTTATTCTATTTGGTAGTAGTTTTGGATATTCGCCATTTTTTGTGTAATACATTTTTTACTCCTAAACCCATGGAACAACATTTGCTGAAATGGCAACCTGACCCTGAATCGTAAGCGTTTTTGGTGGTGAACTTGCGTCAGTTAACGAATTAGTTGTTCCTAATAGTAATGAAGTACCTGTTACTGCTTGAAGAGTTGTAGTTGGTGGTGTAAAATTACTGGTATATATTGCAGTTCCTCTGACAGCTCGCAGATTGGATAGATACCCGGCCCAAGTTTGGCTACGATCTACACCAATCTCCATTTTTATAGTTTCACTGGCATTGGTTAATGATGTAGTTCCCGTAAGAGCCTGGCTAACTCCATTGACGTAGATAGATACCGAACCCGCCGATGCCACCCAAGCCAAATGTGTCCAGGTGTTTAAAGTAAGTGCTGTGCTAACAGATGCAGATCTAGAACTACCATCATACCAGAAAAAATGTGGTTTTCTGGCATCACTCATGCCTACACTCCAACACATTTGAAAACTGGTAGGGGCTCCATCTCCAAGTACTATGCTAGCATAATTTGTTGCAGTAACCAAAGACGTAGGGTAGATCCAGGTTTCAATAGTAAATGTTTTTCCCGAACCAAAAAAAGTATCTTTAGCAAAATCACCTGATGCCGGAAATTCTATCCAATCGGCAGTACCATCAAAAAAAATGCTGTATGCAGGATCTTGTGACGGCGCTGACGGCCAAAGCCCTGCGCCACGAATTACCTGTTGATCAATTAAAGAAAAAAAACCAGAAGCAGCAGATGTAGAAGGAGTTTGTCTTGAACCAATAATTCCTGAGTTATTACGCATCAGCTAATTTCCTCATAAGAACATACAGCTTGCAAATCACCATTTGCACTAGCAGTTAATCTAATTGAATCACCTTCTTCCAAATAAATTGATGTGTCTTTAGATATTACAACCAATGCAGCATCAGCTGGTACTGCAATTGTGTGTGCAAGTTTATATTCTACAGTAGATCTGTATACACTTGCAGTTATATCCGCAGCTGCTGAACCATCAATGTTTGAAACAACCAATGAATTTATCTTGAAAACTTTACCACTGGCAGCAGAATTGGTTACAATATCGGCTGCAATAGTAGACACATTAGCCACCGCAGTTTTACCATTTATTGTTGCTACATTTACTATATTTGGCGCCGCCATATATTATCCTCCGAAAACTATTGCCATTGCTATTGCTTTACCTGTAGTGACTCCACCGCCACCACTGCTACCGCCACCACCATCACCACCAGAAGACGTAACAACCCATTGAGTGCTATTACTATCTGGATATTTAATATATAGTGAGCCATCATCTGAATTCCACCATAGTGTTCCGTTTGCAACATCACTTGGTGCCGTATCCGAAATAAACACGACAGAATTTGTAGAAGTTCCGCCACCACCGGCAGCTGCTACTGTAACATTGATCCTATTGCCGATACTATCATCAGTAATCGTTAACGTTACATTTCCGCCTTCAATAAAGTTTAGGGCATTTCTAGTTCCAATTATAGTACCCGACTTCTGAACTGGAAGTAGATTAGCCGTATTTGCACGATCAAATGCTAGATTGGCTTGACCAAATGCACCATTGGCGTGTGTTCTTGCTGTATTTGCTTGATCGTATGATGCAGATGCAATTGTTGATCCAGAATTAGCCTTATCAAATGCCGCGTTTGCTATAGCAGCAGTTACATTGGCTTGACCAAATGCACCATTAGCATGTGTTCTTGCTGTATTTGCTTGATCAAATGATGCAGATGCAATTGTTGACGCTAAATTGGCTTTGTCAAATGCAGCATTTGCTATGGCAGCAGTTACATTGGCTTGACCAAATGCACCATTGGCGTGTGTTCTTGCTGTATTTGCTTGATCGTATGATGCACCACCGTTTATAGTAGATGTATTTCCTAAATCTCTTGCCGTATTTGCTTGATCATATGATGATTTTATCCAACTTGATACTGGTGTATTATTAAGTATGATATTAGTTGAACGAACATTTGCATTTAGGAATGCAATGGTAAAATTGTTTGCATTAGGATCTATATGATTGTTTTCTGGTTCTTTATCATATCCAAAAAATAGATAATATTCCTTGGATCCAGCATCACGCATCAAACCAGTATGAACATTAGATCCTGTCGTATTTACATAATTTGCAATAAATCCTATATCTACTAGATCTGCTGTATAGTTGTTTGCCGCAAGATAAATTAATGGATCATCAATGCGATACGTCGTAACGTTGTTGAATACTGTATTTCCAGAAATAGTAAGATTACCAGAAACAGTTAAATCGCCAGTAATTATGCCACCGCTAATATTTAATTTTATATTAGCATGATTATATGCCAAGACAGCAATTGTATTTGCGGTATTGGCTTTGTCAAATGCAGCATTTGCTGTGGCAGCAGTTACGTTGGCTTGACCAAATGCACCATTGGCGTGTGTTCTTGATACATTAGCCTGTGCATAAGACGAATCTGCAGTAATATTTGCAGAATTAGCCTTATCAAATGCCGCGTTTGCTATAGCAGCAGTTACATTGGCTTGACCAAATGCACCATTGGCGTGTGTTCTTGCTGTATTTGCTTGATCGTATGATGCAGATGAAATTGTTGACCCAGAATTAGCCTTGTCAAATGCTGCATTTGCTATAGCAGCAGTTACATTGGCTTGATCAAATGCACCATTGGCGTGTGTTCTTGCTGTATTGGCCTGTGCATATGCCGAATCTGCAGTAATATTTGCGGTATTGGCTTTGTCAAATGCAGCATTTGCTATGGCAGCAGTTACGTTGGCTTGATCAAATGCGCCATTGGCATGTGATCTTGCTGTATTTGCTTGATCAAATGATGCAGATGCAATTGTTGATCCAGAATTAGCCTTGTCAAACGCTGAGTTTGCATGTGTTCTTGCTGTATTGGCTTGATCTCTGGCTGTATTAGCCTGATCATATGATGCACCACCATTTACTGTCGATGTATTTGCCAAATCTCTTGCTGTATTTGCTTGATCGAATGCAGCCGATCCTATTGTTGATCCAGTATTTGCTTTATCATATGCT